GCAAGATCAGCCCGGTGATGGACATCATCAAGAAATCTGGCCTGGAGGCCGCCAACACCTTCGCGCCGCTGCTGGTTATGATGGACCAGACTGGCATGGCCGGAGAGAGCGCCGGCAACGCCTTCCGCAAAGTGTTCCAGGGCGCCATGGACACCGCCAAAATCGACAAGGTGCTCAAGGACCTAAAAGCCGAGAAAGGCATCAAGCTCAACCTCGACTTCACCGACGGCAAGGGCGAATTCGCTGGCATCGACAACCTGTTCAAGCAACTGGACAAGCTGAAGACCCTGACCACCGAGGACCGGCTCAGTGTCATCAAGGACCTTTTCGGCGACGACTCCGAGACGCTCCAGGTCCTCAATACCATGATGAATAAAGGGTTGGCCGGCTACGACGAAGTTGCGGCGAAGATGAAGGACCAGGCCGACCTGCGCACCCGCGTCAACGAGCAGCTCGCGACCCTCACTAACACCATCGAGGCAGCCGAAGGCAGCTGGACCAACGCCATGAGCGAGATCGGTGCCACCATCGCGCCCGAACTCAAGGCCCTCATCAACGGTTTCGGCGAGCTCGCCGTTAACGTCAAGAATTGGGTAAAGGAAAACCCCGGCCTCACCGCCGCCCTCGTCAAAACTGCGGGCGGACTGGCCATGTTGCTGGCCGTCGGCGGCGGCGTAACGTTGATGATAGCCAGCTTCCTCGGCCCCTTCGCCATGGCCCGCTACGCCCTCACCTTCTTCGGCATCAAGAGCCTCGGCGCCGTCACCGCCCTGAAAGGCCTGGGCAGCGCCCTGCTGTGGGCCGGCAAGGCCGTGCTGTTGCTCGGCCGTGCGCTGATGATGAACCCCATCGGCCTGGCAGTGATGGCCATCGCCACCGCCGCCTACCTGATCTACAAGTATTGGGACCCCATCAAGGCCTATTTCCTCGGCCTCTGGGCAGAGGTGAAGGAAGGCTTCAACGGCGGCTTCGCCGGCATCGCCGCACTGATCCTCAACTTTTCCCCGCTGGGCCTGTTCTATCGCGCTTTCGCCGGCGTGATGAACTACTTCGGCGTCGAGATGCCCGGCAAATTCAGCGAGTTCGGCACCATGCTCATGCAGGGCATGGTGCAAGGCATAACCAACGGCCTCGCGGCAGTGAAAGGTGCCGTCACCGGCGCCGCAGACAGCACCGTCACCTGGTTCAAGGAGAAGCTCGGGATCCACTCGCCGTCGCGAGTCTTCGCCAGCCTGGGCGGCTTCACCATGGCCGGCCTGGAGCAGGGGCTCGTCAACGGCCAGCAGGGGCCACTGGCTGCCGTCACCAACATGGGCAAGCAACTGGTAGCGGCCGGGGCCAGCGGCTTCGGGGCTGCCGGCGGCGCCATCGCCATGGACAATCGACAGCCGCTGTCGGCCAACGCGGGCAGCGGCATAGTTGTCCAGGGTGACACCATCGCAATCAACATCAGCGCCACCCCGGGCACCGACACTGACGGGCTGCGCAACATGCTCAACCAGCTGCTGGACGAACGCGAGCGCGCCAAGGCCGCCCGCATCCGCTCGCGCTTGGGCGACCAGGAGTAACCCACCATGATGATGACCCTCGGCATGTTCGTTTTCGGACTGCCCACGCTCGCTTACCAGGAGCTCCAGCGCACCACCGAATGGCGCCACGCCTCCACCAGCCGCATCGGTACCAACCCGGCCAGCCAGTTCCTGGGCCGCGGCGAAGACACCATCACGCTGCCCGGCACCCTGCTGCCCGGCCTGGTCGGCTCGCCCCTCAGCCTTGACGTGCTGCGCAAGATGGCCGACACCGGCAAGGCCTGGCCCCTGATCGGCGGCACCGGCCGCATCTATGGCACTTGGGTTATCACCTCGATAAGCGAGACGCAGCAGGTCTTTTTCGAGGACGGCACACCGCGCCGCTACGAGTTCACCATCAGCCTCAAGCGCATCGACGACGGCCGCATCGACATGCTCGGCAGTCTCATCGGCTCGGTCGGCGGCATCCTGCGCGGTGCCCTCGGGGGCCTGCTTTGAGCCTGCTGAACCAGGCCGACGAACTGCTCGGCCAAGCCGCCCAGAAGTACCGCGAGCTCACCGCCTACCCGCGGCCGATCTGCAAAGTGGTGGTCAACGGCAACGACATCACCGACCTGCTGCTCGGCGGGCAGCAGCCGCGCCTGGTCAGCATCGAGCTCACCGACAACCGCGGACTGGAGGCCGATCAGCTCGACATCACCCTCAGCGACCACGACGGCCTGCTCGCCATCCCGCCTCGGGGCGCCACCGTACGCCTCTGGCTTGGCTGGGATGACACCGGCCTGGTCGACAAGGGCAGCTTCACCGTGGACGAAACCGAGCACAGCGGCGCACCGGACACACTCAGCATCCGCGCCCGCAGCGCGGACCTGCGCGGCGGCCTCAAGGCCAAGAAAGAGCGCAGCTTCGACGCCACCACTCTGGGCGCGATCATCGGCGCCATCGCCACCGCTCAGGGCCTCACCCCCGTGGTCAGCGCCGTGCTCGCCGGCATCGAGTTGCTGCACCTGGACCAGGCCAACGAGTCGGACGCCAACCTGCTCAGCCGCCTCGGCCGAGAGCATGACGCCTTCGCCACCGTGAAGGCCGACCGCCTGCTGTTCCTGCCTACCGGCAAGGCCACCACCGCCAGCGGCCTTGCCCTGCCCCATGTCACCCTCACCAGGGCAGACGGCGATCAGCACCGCTTCCTGCAGGCCGACCGCGACGCCTATACCGGCGTGAAGGCCTACTACTACGAGGTCAACAGCGCCGAGAAGAAAGAGGCTATCACCGGGGGCGGCGAGAACATCAAGGAGCTGCGCCACAGCTTCACCGACCAGGCCAGCGCCCTGCAAGCCGCCCGCGCCGAGTGGAACCGCCTGCAGCGCGGTACCGCCACACTCAGCTATACCCTAGCCAGGGGCCGCCCAGAGTTGATCCCAGACCAGACATACAGCCTCACCGGCATCAAGGCCGAAATCGCTGCCATCATCTGGCTCGGCGGCAACCTGCGCCACAGCTTCACGCCAGACAGCCTCACCACCTCCATGGAGCTGGAGTCGCAACTACCAGAGGGCGACGACCTGGCCAGCCTGGCCGACGACGACAGCGACTACACCGGCCTCGTAACCTGGTACCGCGATGAGAAGACCGGCCAGCAGCATAAGGTCACCGAGGGCGACCAAACCAAGCCCCGCCGCCTCACCCACCTCTACCAGAGCAAAGCAGCTGCCAAGCGTGCCCTTGATCGAGAGTGGAAGCGGATGCAGGAAAAGCAAAAGGCCCCGTGAAGGGGCCTTCTCATATCAACCGGGCACTGATCGCGCAGCTAGCGCCGATATCATCCGCCGCACCCAGGCCTGGTCGTCTTCATCAAGGCCACGGTAGAGCCGAATAATCATCCATTCCTCTGGCGTCAGGGCCTCGAGCTCAGGCGCGCACACTCCGTTAATCTCCGGCACCGCAACCGCAACAACTACCTCACAACTCATCTGCATACTCCGTTAATGGCAGTGAACCTTGACCATAACGGCAGGTATGCCGCAGCTCGCACGGATTGGACCTTTGGCTACAAAAGGTCATAAAAAAGCCCGGCGCTAAGGCCGGGCTCCTGGGCTGGAAGCGCCGCTCAGCGCTGACACAGCGCCTGTGCGCGTTCCACCAGGGGGCTGACATCCATCGGGATGCCAGGGACCTCCGGGTTAGGCTTGGTCAGCGACGCCCCATCGAGCCAGCCTTTCTCTGCTGCTACCGTCCGCGCGCTTCCGTTCAGGGCGTAAAGCTTGCCGTCCACCTTCGCCAATGCCGCCGGCGGCGTGCCTTCGCACAGCAGCTCAGCCGCCGGCACCGAGAGCGGCCAGGCCGCGCCGAAATCCGCCTCGGTCACCTCCTGGCCCTTCGTCGAGGGGGTCATCACGCCCCATATCCACCAGAAGGCCAAGGCGAACAACCCCAGGTAGATCAGCCCACCGATCCGCACGCCCGTGAATGCTGACGCGTTGTGCGCGCCGCACTGTGAGCAGGCCTTGGCGTCGCTGGAAATCTGCGCCGAGCAGTCTTTGCAGGCGGTTAGGGTCATTGCGTCACTCCTTGATCGATGGGGAATCCTGGCGGCGCCTCAGCGCTTGCCGGTCAGTAGGCATTGGACGGAAATGTCCGTGCGCAGGGCGATGGCCTGAAGGTACCGGATCGGGATCGTGGCAGAGCCCTTCTCGTAGCGCCGCTGGATATTGACGGGCTTGCCAGCCAGGTGGCCGAGCTCGTGAACCTCCATCCCAAGGCGCTCGCGCTCTTCCTGCAGGCGAGCGCCGAAGTCGGGGTCTTCATCCAAGTGCAGGGGCATCACAGCACCTCGCTATTGATCGAGGGTCGCGGCCAGCGCAGACGCCGTACGCACCAGGTTGGACTGCTCGCCCTCGGGCAGTTGCCGGAAGTAACCCAGCAATGTGGCTTCCCGGGCGCTGATGCTGTCGGCAGGCTGCGGAACCCTTTGACCAGTTAGGACGTAGAACACATCGACACCCTGCTCAGCAGCTGCCGCCAGATATGTTGCATCTGGGCTCCGGTCACCTTTCTCGTAGTTGAACTGCGACGTCTTAGAGGCACCCAGCAGCACAGCGAACTCTGTCTGGTTCAGACCGAGGCGCTTTCTTTCCTCTTTCAAACGCTCA